TAAAGAAACAAAAAGTTTTAGTAATAAATTAGGTGATGCTCTTAAAGTAGGTGCAGCAGCGTTTCTAGCTCTTGGTGCAGCTGCAGGAGCAGCAGCTCTTAAAATCGGTGTTGATTCTGTTAAAGCAGCTATTGAAGATGAAAAGGCTCAAAGAAATCTAGCCAAAACTTTAGAAAACGTTATTGGGGCAACTAAGCAACAAACAGAAGAAGTTGAAAAGTATATTACAGCCCAATCATTATCTTTGGGCATTTCAGATGATAAGTTACGCCCTGCTTATGCAAGGTTAATTCGTTCTACAAAAGATACTAAGGAAGCACAAAAAGCCTTAAACCTTGCTATGGACATAAGTTCAGCAACAGGTCAAGATTTAGATACAGTTACTTCAGCATTAGGTAAAGCCTATGATGGCAACTCTGCTTCATTAGGCAAACTTGGTTTAGGTATTGACAAAGCCATTCTTAAGAGTGGCGATATGGACAAAATTACAAAGACTCTTGCTGAAACATTTAAGGGCTTTGCTGAACAAGAAGCCAATACTTTAGAAGGAAGATTTGCAAGAATTTCTATTGCTATCAATGAGGCTAAAGAAAGTTTAGGATCTGCGTTACTTCCAATAATAGAAAAGTTTGCTCAATTTGCTAACAATACTTTAGTGCCAGCATTACAAGGAATTGTTGATGGTTTGACAGGTAAAAAAAGAGCTGTTGTCCCAGCGTTTTTAACATTTGGTGAAGTTACAAATGATGCCGAAAGTGCAGGATATAATTTAGGAGCTGCTCTACGTAATTTAGGTTCAGGTCTTGGTTCATTAGCTGGAGCGTTTGATAGTAGCACTTCTGCTGATTCAGGTTTTGTAAGATTTATTAACTTGCTAACTAGAATGGTTGAGGCTTTAGATAGTTTGTTTGCCAAACTTGATGCTGCTGTTCAAAAGTTTAGAGATTTCAAACAAGCCTTTGATGATTCACTTGTTGGACAATTTGTAAACGCAACAGGACAATTTGCACCAGACGCTCCCGCTTCTAGTAAAGCAAAAGGTTTAGTAGGTATTAATACACAACCATCTGTAGTAAACAACTACAACATTAAAGGCGCTGTAGATCCTCAAGCCACAGCTAGAGCCATAGTCAAAGTACAAACCACAGCAACAAAAACTACAGGTATTAAACCATTTATTCCAGGTAGGTAACTATGACTGTATATACACCGACCTACAGAGTTACTATCGCTGGAACTGTTCAAACTTCTACAACCCTTGAAGACGCTACAATTACTTATGGTCGAAATGATTTTTTTGAAGCAACGCAACCTAGTTACTGTAATTTAGAATTATTGAATCTTGACGGCACAAGCCCAGTAGTTAATTTATTAGACACAATAGTTATTGAAGTTACTGACACGTCTGGTACTTATGTAAAACTATTCACAGGTGAAGTTTCAGGTGTTTACAATAGATTTGCTGGCGCTGGCGCAGTTGGTAAACCTAACACTTTACAAATACAAGCCGTTGGTGCTCTTGGTCTTCTTGTTAAACGTTACGCTGGTTCTGTTGCTTATCCTGAAGAATTAGACGGCGCACGTATTCAACGTATTCTTGAAGAAACTTTATATGTGGCTTGGGAAGATTTAAGCAACACATTAACTTGGAATGATTTACCTGCTGATGTGACTTGGGCTAATTATGGTGTGCAAGGCATTGACACAATTGACGCTGGACGTTACGAAGTTTTGGCTAGATCTGCTGAGATTGACCAAGCCTATAATTTGACAGACACAACACAACAATCAGGGCTAGGATATTTGTATGATACAACTGATTTCAAAATTGGTTACGCAGACGCAGAGCGAAGAAGCGAAAACTATGCAGCTAATCTTATCGAACTTGACGCTAATCTTGTAAACGCTGATATTCAAACAAGGCTACAAACAGCAGACATTGTCAATAGTGTGGTTATCCAATATGATGACCCAGTTCAAGAAGTAGCAGCACAAAACGATACTTCAATAAACAGTTATGGTTTACTTGAAGAAGTTAGATCAACAATACTTGCCCAAACTGCAGATGCCACAGAACAAGCTACAAACTTTGTTAATTACCGAGGAACACCTAAAGCCTCACTTGAAGAGGTCACAGTTAATCTTGCTAACTCAAATATGACCAATACTGTTAGGGACAATCTTTTGGGTGTTTCTATGGATACCCTTTTGTATTTGGACAATATCCCAGTAGGGCTAATTGTTGAAGGTTCTTTTGAAGGTTTTGTCGAGGGTTGGACTTGGACACTTGGTCGCAATAACCTAGAGCTGGCTATGTCTGTTTCTAACTCAATCTATTCAACCCTTGATGTCCAATGGGAAGATTACAATGCTGTTGTCCAATGGCAAAACTTGGACAATACTACAACGTGGCTTGACGTTATTTAAGAAAAGGATAAACTAGACTCTATGCCTACAACTACCAATAATGGTTGGACTATTCCAGCCGACACCGATTTAGTTAAAGACGGCGCAGCTGCTATTAGAACTCTTGGTAATGCTATCGACACAACTTTAGGTGTTTATGCACCTTCAGGAATGACTCAACTTGGAACAGCAACACTTTCAGGAACATCAACAGTTATATCCTCAATTAGCCAAGCATATAAAACACTTATTGTAGTTGTAAAAAATGCAAATATATCAAGTTCAGGTTATTTTCTTTTAAGACCAAACTCTTCAGGTTCTACTCGTGCTTGGCAAGGTCGAGTTGTTGGAACATCTTATGCAACCAACTCAGGAACTGATTTATCATTAGACGCTGGCGAATTATTAAAATCAGCAAACACAACTAACGTTACAGTCGCTTATTTTCCTTTTTATGCAGCAACTGATTCTTACAAATTATTTACAAATCAAACTGCATTTTTAACTAATGCTTCAGCAAGATTTCAAGGATTTACTTCTGGAGTATACGAAGATAATACAGCAATTTCTTCAATTCAATTATTTGCTCAAAATTCTATGTCAGGTGGAACAATGACAGTATATGGAGCTAACTAATGTCAGATTTAATTGAAACTGTTGTAGATTTAGAAACAGGTAAAACAAGTTCTAAAAAATTTACTAAAGAACAAATTGCAGAATATGACACAATTACTGCGAATCAAGAAGAAGTAATTAGAAAAAAACAATTAAGAATTTCAGCATTACAAAAACTAGGTTTAATTGATGATGAAATCCAAGCAATCCTTTAACCACAAAGCAGCACTAATGGGCTTAATAGCCTTTCTTGCTGCATGGCAAGCCACAGACTTTGCCCTAGATTACAGAGCTGTATTAGGTGCTGTTGTAGCTGCTTCAATGGGAGCTATGAACCCTAATGCCAAAACCAAAACTAAGTAAAGCAGCTGAGCAGTTACGCTCCGAAATAAATCTTAAGTATCCTAAACGCGATAAACGTAGTGATGGCTGGATAGGCGACACAGCACACAACGCACGTAAGTCAGACCACAATCCAGATAAAAATGGTTGGGTACGTGCTATAGATATTGACTCAGACCTTGTTAAAGGATCTAGTAAAGAGTCTTGGCTATTAGCTGAACAGATTAAGACAATTGCACTCAAAAGCGACAAAAGAATCAGTTACATTATTCACCAACACCGAATAGCCTCATCACGTCAAAACTGGGCTTGGCGTGTTTACAAAGGTGCTAACCCTCACGTGTCACATATTCATATATCCTTTACTGAGGCAGGCGACCTTAACGGAAAGGCATTTGGTATATGAGCAAACCTAAATCAAAGAAACAAACTATTGAACTTCCAGACGTAATGGCTTCAGAGCTTATTAAAGTCATTAACAAAGCACACGAAGACGGAAAACTAATAGTTGGCTTTGTAACCTTACTTGAAGTCTTTGACGGCAAAAAGAAAACTGTAAAGATTATGGCTAATGAAGACATGCCACAACACTCAGTCTTTGGAATGATTAACTATGCAGCTGAAAAATACCAATTTACCCTTGCACCGGATGAAGATGAAGATGATGACTTTTATGATCCGAATTGGTACGACGGACAATGATAAATGAACTTATTGGAATTACTGGTCTTCTTATTACTGTTCTTGTTTTGGTTATTAAAGCAACTACAGAAATTATTAAAATGAAATCGCAGTTGTTTCCTAATGGTGGTTCATCTTTAGCAGATAAAGTGACACGCCTACAGGTTGAGGTATCGAAAATTTCAGCAACTATAGATAGTATTAGTCAAGAGTTAGGTAAACCTAAACGAAAGAGGTAACGTATTAAGCGTTACGTAGTCATTTCAGATTTACAATACCCATTCATCAAGAAATCTTACGTTGAAGCCCTTTTAGATTACATAGATTACGTTAAGCCAGATAAATTACTTTGTGTTGGTGATGAACTCGATTGCCAAACTATTTCAACTTATGCACGAGGAACAGCCCTAGAATTTGAAGGCTCACTACAAAAGAATATACTTGGACTTAAAGGCTTACTCAAAGAATTCCGTAGTGCTATTGGACGCAGTAAGCCTTTTCTAATTCAACGAAGCAACCACACAATCCGTATTGAAAAATATATATCACGTCATGCCCCAGCATTTGCTGTACTTGACGCAATCAAAATTGAAAACCTTTTAGGTTACAACGACAAAGACATCAACGTTACTTACAACAGATCATTAACAGAAATTGCCAAGAACGTAATCATGGGTCATGGTGACGAAGGACGTCTTTACAATCATGCAGGACAAACAGCTCTTGGACTAGCTGTAAGAACAGGTAAAAACGTTATATGTGGTCATACTCATAGACAGGGTATTGCTTCAGCTAGTCATGGTTATGGTGGCAAACTTAATACTCTTTGGGGTGTTGAGGTTGGGCATCTTTGTGATCTTAATTCTTCTGGCATGAAATACATGAAAGAAGGACACGCTAACTGGCAAGCAGGTTTTGGAATACTTTACGAGCAAGACGGCATTGTTAAACCTGAACTTGTACCTTTTAATAAAGACGGCTCATTTATAGCCGAGGGTGAACTCTGGCGATAACGCCGTTATCAAATTGTTATAATTCAATGCTGTGTTTTGACGCACTTTTGCCTTAATCTCGATTTAACGAGAGGGGCAGTATGGATAAAGTCTGGTATCCGATATCAGAACTAATAGCTGACGCTTATCACAAAATGTATTTTTATCACAAAACCCAATGCACGTTTAAGGAATGTGATTGTGAAAACAAGCTAGTGCAATTGCAAGAATTTCAAGGACTATTTATAGGAGTTAATTAAATGGATTATCTAAAGAACTATATTGAAGTTAAAGACAGAATACAAATGTTTTACGAGAAATTTCCAGAGGGCACTTTGCATTTTCAATACAAGGGTGTCTTGGAGTTTAACGGCGAAACATACATTTATGGTGAAGCGTTTGCTTACCCTGAACGCGACAAGATGGCTTATGCAAGTGGCTGGGCTATGGAAAGAGTGCCTGCTAAAGGTTTTGGTCGTGGGTCGGAAATGCAATTACTAGAGACTTCTTGCTGGGGTCGCAGCATCGCTGCCCTAGGAATCGCAGTAACACGCAGTATTGCTTCTAGAGAGGAAGTGGCAAAGTACGTGAACCCAGAAAACGACCCTTGGCAAACCCCACCAGATAGCCCTAAA